CCTTAGACTAGGTGGTCAAATGGTTGATGTAGAACTAGACAAAGAACACTACGACTTAGCAATTAACAATGCTCTTATACGTTTTAGACAACGTGCTGATAACTCACAAGAAGAGAGTTATTCATTTTTAAGTTTAAACAAAGAGCAACAGGAATATATTCTTCCTAGTGAAGTGCAAGAAGTACGTCAAGTGTTTAGGCGTGGCATTGGTAGCGTAACAGGTACCACTGCTAGTCAGTTTGAACCTTTTGCTAGCGGTTACTTAAACACCTATATGCTAGTTGCTGGTAGAGTAGGCGGCTTATTAAACTATGAACTGTTTACACAATATCAAGAACTAGCGATGCGTATGTTTGGTGGCTTTATCAATTATACATTCGACAGAAGTACTAAGAAACTTACTATTGTACGTAAGATTCCACAAGATGGCGAAGATGTTTTATTGTGGACATACAACTATAAGCCTGACGTTACTATGCTTAACGATCACATGATTTTCCCGTGGGTACAAAATTATGCCCTAGCAATGGCAAAACACATGTTAGGCGAAGCAAGAGAAAAGTTTGCACAAATCGCAGGACCACAAGGCGGAACAAGTCTAAACGGTGCTAGTTTAAAAGGCGAAGCAAACGCAGAAATGGAAAAACTTGAGTCAGAAATACAAAACTACTACGCTGGCAATCAGCCAATGTGGTGGGTTCAAGGCTAGACTTCAAAGACATTTTAGTTTATAATAACTAGATGCAAAAGCAAATTATAGGCATCGTAGGACTTATCGGGTCTGGAAAAGACACGATTGCAGATTACTTGGTAAATTTTCATGGTTACAGACGTGACAGTTTTGCTAACACACTTAAAGATGCTGTTAGCACAATATTTGGTTGGGATAGAGATCTTGTTGAAGGACGCACGACAATGGCTCGTCAATGGCGTGAACAAGTTGACGAATGGTGGTCGCAAAGACTAGGTATACCTAACCTTACTCCTCGATATGTTCTACAACAGTGGGGCACTGAAGTTGTTCGTAAAAGTTTTCACGACGACACTTGGATTGCTAGTTTAGAGTATAAACTTAAAAATAGTAACGATAATTCAGTAATCACAGACTGCAGATTCCCAAATGAAATTAAAATGATTAAAGGGATTTCCGGTAAGGTATTTAGAGTGCAACGAGGACAAGACCCTGAATGGTACCAATGCGCTGTTGAAGCAAATAAAGGTGACAAAGAAGCACTAGACTTGATGCAAAATTATTACAAAGTTCATGTCAGCGAATGGGCATGGGCTGGAGCAGACTTTGATGCTACTATTCATAATAATGGTAGTATTGACGAACTTTATGAAGTAATCAGAAGTCTGGCAATACTTCACTAGGACGCCAACCTAGTTTCATATCACTTACTTCAACACCACAGTTTAGACATACACTAACAAGATTACTTTTGTTATTGTTGCCTAAATCTCCATCCACATGCCAGACCATGATTTGTGCTTTGGTCTTCGGTTTGAATCCACACTTTTCGCACTGGCTTTTCTTTTTGTAGCCTGCTTTGTGCCAAGCGGGTATTTTTGCTGGCTCTTTTTTGTTGCGTCTAATACAGGTGTCACACCTTGTACGATAGTAAGTTTTACCATTTTTCTTATAGTTTACAGCCACTTGATTCTTATTACAAGCGGGACATATTCTACGTTGCATATACATATTTAATAGATACCTTTAAAAGGGCAACTAACAAGGACCATTTTACGTATTATCAATAAATACTACTAATTAACTTATTGAGGATTACTACGATGGCATTAATTTCACCTGGAGTAGAAGTAACAGTTACCGACGAGAGTAACTATGCGCCAAATGCGTTAGGAACCATTCCTTTAATCGTATTGGCAACAGCACAGGACAAATTAAATCCTTCTGGTACTACAGCAACAGCAACTACAGCCGCTAACGCAGGCAAGTTAGTAGCCGCTACAAGTCAGAGGGAATTAACAAGCCTATTTGGTACTCCTACATTCTATAAGACAAGTTCAGGTACACCAATTCATGGTTACGATATCAATGAATATGGACTAATGGCGGCTTATAGTTTATTAGTTGTATCCAATAGAGTTTATTGTATTAGAGCAAACGTTAACACAGCAGAGTTAGTTGGAACTACAGTTCGTCCTACTGGTAGCCCATCTAACGGAACTTACTGGTTAGATTTAACAGATAGTTTATGGGGTATTTTTGAATGGAACTCAGCAACACAAACATTCACAAATAAAGTACCTAGAATTATTACTAGCACATCTGACTTAACAGGCGGTGTACCAAAAGCAAGTCTTGGTAATATCGGCGATTATGCTGTGGTAACAACAAACACAAACAACCCAATATACCTTAAGAAATATAACAATACTTGGGTATTAGTTGGAAGTACAGGTTGGATGACCGCTAGCCCAACAGTTAGTGCTACAGAATCTAGCCCAACAATGACAGCGACAGATGCTATTATTATTAACGGTTCAACAGTTACATTAACTGGTACAACTGTTGATAGCGTTGTAAGTGATATCACTACAGCGGCAATCACTGGTGTTAGTGCATACAATTCCAACGGTATATTAAACATTTTTGCAGATTCTACTGCAACATCAGATGGTAGTACAGCAGATGGCGCTATTGCTATTAGCAATGGTTCAGGCACACCATTAACTGATTTAGGTATTACAGCAGGAACATACTTCAGACCAGCAGTTCAGCACAGTGCGCACACAAGTGTTCCAACTTGGAAGACTAATGATTCAGCACCGAGACCAACTGGTAGTGTATGGTTTAAGACAACTACTGCTAACGTTGGTGCTAACTTTGATGTTAGTTTATATTCTAGTACAACAGACGCATTTACAGCAGTAAGCGCACCTGTTTACGAAAATGATCAGTCAGCAAACAACAGTTTAGATGCAACTGGCGGCGGCAAGAACATTGGTTCTGGTAGCGTTTACGTACAGTACGATGTACTAGAAGACGACTCAGCAACATACAAATTATTCAAACGCCAAACAACTGGTAACACAACTGTTACTGGTAGTGTTGCTAACCCAACATTGATCTCTGGTAACACATTTACAATACAACAAAGTGTTCCAGGTAGCACTATACTAGATAATGCACAAACAGTTACACTAAGTGGCACTGATGCGGCATCTATGGTTAGTGATATTTTAGCATTAGGCTTATCACAAATCACTGCTAGTGTTAACAGTTCAGGTAAGATTGTTATTGAACACGAAGGCGGTGGTGTTATTATTCTTAAGAACACAAGTGGTACACCTTTAACAACTGCTGGTATTACTTCTGCACTTAGTAATGTACGAGCTGGTAATGACAGTGACTTAATTGCAAGTAACTGGATCCCATTAACATACACAGCAAGTACAAGTCAGCCAAGTGCTGATCCAGCAACTGGTACACTTTGGTACTACAATGCTGTAGATGATGTTGACGTTATGATGCACGATGGCAACGGCTGGAAAGGTTACCAAACACTAGCCGCTGATGCTAGAGGTTATGACTTAACAGCAACAGACCCAGAAGGTGTCTTAGTTAGTGCAAGTGAGCCAATTGAGCAATCGGATGGTACAGCACTTGTAAGTGGTGATCTTTGGATTGACACTAGCGATTTAGAGAACTATCCAGCACTTTACAGATATGATGCTACTGATGCAGATTGGACACTAATTGATAACAGTGATCAAACATCAGAGAACGGTATTGTGTTTGCAGATGCACGTTGGGACACAGACGGTACAACAAATCCAATTACTGGTGACTTGCCAGCAATTACAGATTTGTTAACATCTAACTACACAGATTTAGATGCACCTGATGAGAACTTGTATCCACGTGGAACAATTTTGTTCAACACACGTAGAAGTGGTTACAACGTTAAAGAGTTCAAGAACGATTACTTTAACGCAGACGACTTCTCAGGTAGTTTACCAACAATTAAAGATGCTTGGGTAACAAAGGCAGGTAACAAATCTGACGGTTCACCTTACATGGGTAGAAAGGCAGTTAGACAAACAGTTGTTGCCGCTATGAAGTCAGCATTGGATAGCAATACAGAGATTAGAGAAGAGCAACAGGTATACAACATTATTGCCGCTCCAGGCTACGAAGAGCTTACAGCAAACATGGTAAGTCTAAACAACGATAGACGTAATACAGCGTTTATTGTTGCAGACACACCAGTTAGACTTGCTCCAAGTGCCACAGAGATCAGTAATTATAATAATAACACTGGTACATGGGCAGGCGAAGGTGCAACAGTTAATGATCCTTACGTTGGTGTTTACTATCCAGCGGCACAGAGTACAGACTTAACTGGTAGCACTATTGTTGTTCCACCAAGTCACATGGCATTACGTACAATGATTAGAAGTGACGATGTGAGCTTCCCATGGTTTGCGCCAGCAGGTACAAAGCGTGGCTTAGTTGACAACGCTACACAGTTAGGTTACGTTGATGCTTCAACTGGTGAATTTGTATTTGCAGGATTAACTGAAGGCGTAAGAGATAGTTTATACGAGAATAAGATTAATCCAATTACATTCTTACCAGGTGTTGGTTTATTGGTATACGGTCAGAAGACACGTGATCCAAATGCACCAAGTTCACTTGATAGAATTAATGTTGCAAGACTTGTTGTTTATATGAGAACTAACTTAAACACATTAGCAAAACCATTTGTGTTTGAACCAAATGACAAGTTGACTAGAGATGAAATCAAGCAATTAGTTGAGCAGTTATGTAACGACTTAGTTGCAAAGAGAGCTCTTAATGACTATGTTGTTGTATGTGATGAAACAAACAACACACCAGTTAGGATTGATAGAAACGAACTATATGTAGACGTTGCTATTGAACCAGTTAAGGCTGCTGAATTTATCTATGTTCCGATCAGATTGAAGAACACAGGTGAGATTTCAGGAACTAGTGTATAATAAAGTACGCATATTATGAGAGCCGTAAGGCTCTCATTTATGCACGTAGTATACTATAAATACTACTAACA